GAAGACGAGATCGTCGCCATGGTCGTGCGCGCGCCAGACGGCGAAATGACCACCGTGGATCTGATCGACGTGCATGAGAGCACGCTGCACTGATCACCATAGGTTGCAGAAACAGGGCGAAGGTGATCCCGAACACGGGGGCAGTACCGCCCAGAGGTTGAACGAGGTCGGAATGGTCGACATCCAGGCAATGAAACCCGGCTCCTTCGAGACGTTCGGGGATGGTGATTTCATCCGCAAGAAGTCCGATGGCACGTTCACCGGCCAGAAGGATGGCGAGAAGATCCGCTTCGACAGTGAGGCAGAAGCCATCGAGGCTTTCGCATCCAGCGGCCCTCGCACCACGACCAACGGCAAGCCGCGCACTCAGCGCGGCAAGGCCAAGGCGCCCAAGGAAGACTGATGTCTCAGGTCTCGGCTTATACCGAGGAAAAGGGCGACGTGATCTGCGAGCGCATCATTGCCGGCGAAAGCCTGCGGTCGATATGCGCTGATGAGGACATGCCCTGCACGACGACTGTTTGTAAGTGGCTGCGTGACATCCCGGCTTTCGCGCAACAGTACGCGCACGCGAGAGAAGCGCAGGCCGATACGCTGTTCGACGACATTCTCGAAATCGCCGACGATGGGCGTAACGACTGGATGGCGAGACACGGCGAAGACGATGCCGGCTGGCAGGCAAACGGCGAGCATATCCAGCGCGCGAAGCTGCGTGTTGATGCCCGCAAATGGATGGCTGGGAAGCTTCGACCGAAGAAGTACGGCGATCGTGTTGCCCATGACCATGGCGTCCAGCCTGACAATCCGCTCTCCGACCTCCTGAGTGAGATCGCATCGCATGGCCGCAAAATCACAGATTGACACGCGGCAGTTTCTGGACCCGCGCTGGCGTCTGTCCAACCTCTACTGGATCACCGACAAGCGAGGGCAGGCGGTCAAGTTCGAGCCGAACAGCGCGCAGCTTCAGTTCCTCGACGAACTGCACACCTCGAACATCATCCTGAAGGCGCGGCAGCTCGGCTTCACGACGCTCTGTTGCCTGATCTATCTCGACGCCTGTGTCTTCAACCCAAACACCAGGGCCGGCGTCATCGCCCACAAGCTGGATGATGCGAAGGTCATCTTCCGGGACAAGATCAAGTTCCCGTACGATCAACTGCCCGAGCAGATCAGGGCCAAGGTCCCGGCGACACAGGACAGCGCCGACACGCTGACATTCGCCAACAACTCGTCCGTGCGCGTTTCAACCTCGATGCGCTCCGGCACGCTGCAATACCTGCATGTGTCCGAGTTCGGGAAGATATGCGCTCAGTACCCGGAGAAGGCGCGAGAGATCGTCACTGGCGCGCTGAACGCGATCGAGCCCGGCCAGTTCGTCGTGATCGAGTCCACTGCCGAGGGGCAGGAGGGCAAGTTCTACGACATGACGCAGGAAGCGATGTCGCACAAAGCCGGCGAACGCATTCTGACGCCGCTCGACTTCAAGTTCCACTTCTTCCCGTGGTGGCAGGAGCCGACATACCAGCTTGCTCGCGATGGCGTGGTGATCGGCGAGGAGTACCTACGGTATTTCGACAGCCTGGAGGCTGAGGGTATCAAACTGACCGAGCCGCAGAAGGCTTGGTATGTGAAGAAGGATCAGTTGCAGGGCGGGGACATGAAGCGGGAATTCCCGTCGACGCCCGAGGAAGCGTTCGAGCAGGCGCTAGAGGGTGCCTACTTCACCCGCGAACTTGACCAGGCCATGAAGCAGGGCCGCATCGGCGGTTTTCCTGTCGACCCGACATATCCGGTCAACACGTTCTGGGACTTGGGACGGAACGATCTCAATACGATCTGGCTGCACCAGTACATCCGCGGCTTTCATCGCTTCGTCGGTTATTACGAGAACAGCGGCGAATTCGTCGGCCACTATGTCGCGTGGCTCAAGGAGTGGGCCAGCGAGAACGGCGCCCAGCTCGGCGAGCATTACCTTCCGCACGACGGCAACCGCCAATCGCTGTGGCTGGAGAGCGGCACGCTGGACGTGATGGACAAGCTGAAGTTCCATCCGACCATTGTGCAGCGCGCACCGGACAAGATGCAGTCTATCAATCAGGCCCGTCCGTATTTCGCACGGTCGCAGTTCGATGAGCAGGGCTGTTCGGTTGGGCTCAAGCGTCTCAGGGCCTTCCGCAAGGATTGGGATGACATTCGCGGCGTCTGGAAAGACCGGCCTCGCCACGACATCAACTCGCATGGTGCGGATGGTTGGCTGACGTTCTCGTCGTCGGGCTTCACCGAGACGGAAGTAACGGTTCCGAGCCTTGTGCGTGATCGCCATCGTGACCGCTTCCGCAATCGTTCGGACACTGCCGAAAGCTGGATGACCGCATGACCGAAGCCACCAAGATCACAAAGGGCGAGCCGGTCCCCCAGTCCTTCAAGCGGTGGTATCTGAATGACCGTGACAAGACCGAGGATTGGCGCAAGGAAGCGCGTGAGGATTACGACTTTTTCGCTGGTCGTCAGTATACAGATGAGGAGATGGCCGCGCTGAAGGACAAGGCGCGCCCGATCGTCACCTTCAACCGCATTGGCCCGGTGGTGGATTCCGTCCACGGCCAGGAGATCGGCAACCGCCGCGAGGTTCGCTATATCCCGCGTGAAGAAGGCGACGTTAAGCCGAACGAGATCCTGACCTCGGCTGCCGAGTGGTTTCGTGATCAGTCGCACGCAGACGACGAGGAGAGCGACAGCTTTCTCGACACCATCATCTGCGGCATGGGCTGGACGGAAACCCGCATCGACTTCGAGGAGCAGCCGGACGGCAAGCCTGTCGTGTCCCGTGTAGATCCTCTGGAGATGTTCTGGGACTTTGACGCCCGGTCTCGTAACCTGTCCGATGCTCGCCGCGTGTGGCGTGTTCGCCGTGTGCCTCTGTCCGAGGCCATGAGCATGTTCCCGGGCAAGCCCAAGGCCGAGTTGGATGCTACTTGGACGATGGTTCAGAGCGCGGCAGACCTTCAGCGTGAGGAGGACACCCCGAACGAGGATGAAGACGCTGGCGACGGCATGGTCACCATTGTGCATTGCCAGTGGGTAGAGCGCGAATCCTACATGATGGCGCAAGACCCGCTATCGGGCGAGGTCGCCGAGTTCACCGAAGCTGAATTCAGCACGGTCAACAAGCGCCTCAAGCAGATGGTCGGCGTCGAGATGCAGGGCGTGCGCAAGAAGCGCAAGGTCCGCAAGCAGGCGTTCATGGGCGACGTGGTGTTGTCCAATGGACCGGCGCCGTGCCCGTATCAGTTTTCGTTCCAGTGCATCACCGGCAAGCGGGATCGCAACAAGGGTACGTGGTACGGCCTCGTGCGCGCCATGAAGGACCCACAGCGGTGGGCCAACAAGTGGCTGTCGCAGATGATGCACATCATGAACAGCAACTCCAAGGGCGGGTTGCTGGCCGAGCGCGGTGCATTCGATGACCAGCGGCAGGCAGAGGCGTCATGGGCTGACCCTAGCGCCATCACGTGGCTCAAGAGCGGCGCGCTGAGTGGGCAGGCCCCCGCGGTCAAGGAAAAGGGAGCAACGCAGTTCCCGGCTGGCTTCCAGCAACTGACGGAGTTCGCGATTTCGTCCATTCGGGACACGTCGGGCGTTTCGGTCGAGATGCTGGGCATGCGCGAGGCCAATCAGGCGGCATCGCTCGAATATCAGCGCCGACAGGCCGGCATGACGATCTTGCAGCCGCTGTTCGACAGCCTCAAGCACTACCGCGAGCTCCAGGGCCGCGTGATGCTTCATTACATCCAGGAGGATCTGTCAGACGGTCGCCTGATCCGCATCGTTGGCGAGGCGCAGAGCCAGTATGTGCCGCTAGTGAAGCAGTCGACGCTGGATTACGACATCATTGTCGAGGATGCGCCAACGTCGCCGAACCAGAAAGAAGCGACATGGGGCTTCCTGTCCCAGCTTCTGCCGTCGATCGCCAAGATGGTGCCGCCGCAGATGCTTCTGATGCTGATGGAGTATTCCCCGCTGCCGTCCGCAGTCATCGAGAAGCTGCAAAAGGCGGCTCAGGAGATGGAACAGCAGCAGCAGCCTGCGCAACAGGCTCAGCAGCAGATGGCGATGGAGCAGCATCAGTCGGAAATGGCAAAGGCTGCATCCGAGACCGCCGAAAACCAGGCAGGCGCTCAGTTGGATGTTGCCAAGGCGCAGGCCGAGGACGTTTACGCGTCCGCTGAGTTTGCTCAGGCCATCCAGGCGCTGATGAACCCACAAGTTCCCGAGCCGAGCGGGTCATCTTGGCAGTAGCACGACACAAGGAAGCACGACATGCCCACTGAAAAGGACTTCGTGGCCGAAGGGCTCACGGAAGACGAATTGGCGTCGCTCGAAAGCGATGTCGAAGCGCAGGGCGACACACCGGAGCCCGAACCACGGGAGCCTGACGCCGGCAATGAGCCGGAAGGTGGCGAACCGGAGGCACAGGCCGAGCCGAGCAAGCCGCAGGAGGAGCCGAAGACGGTCGATCTTCGCGCGCTTCAGGAGGCCCGCAACGAAAACCGCCAGATCCGCGAGCAGATGGCGCGGATGGAGGAGCGGACCAACGTCATCCTCCAGCAGATCAGTGGCCAGCGGCAGGAAGCGAAGGATCAGGGCGAGCCCGACCCGTTCACCTCGATGCCGGACGATAACGACCCGATGGGCCAGCTTGCGTGGCTGAAGAACCATGTCGTTTCGGATGCCAAGCAGCGCCAGCAGGTCGAGCAGCAGAGCCGCCAGCAGTCGCAGTGGCAGCAGCAGGTCGAGCACATCGTTTCGGAAGCTTCTCGCGAGTTCAACAGCGAGGCGCAGCATGATCCGTCAGTCGGCGACGCCTACAACCATCTGCGCCAGTCCATGGCGAACCAGTTTGCCGTGATCGGTCTCGCCGGTCGCGAGCTTGAGACGGCGATGGAGCGGCACGAGCAGGAACACATCCTGACGGCGCGTTCCCGCAACATCCCGATCGGCGCCTACATCAAGGGCATGGCCGCAGCGCGCGGCTGGCAGGCTCAGGCGCCGCAGCAGCAGGCACAGCCGGGCAATGACGGCCAGCAGCTTCAGCGACAGGCCGAGGCACAGGACCGTCATATGAGCCTGTCCAGCGCATCCGGTGGCGAGCCGCCGAAGCCGATCACGGCCAAGGATCTCGCCGGCATGTCCGACAAGGCGTTTCAGGAGTTCATCAAGAAGAACCCTGCGAAGGTCGACGAGCTTATGGGCATCGCGTCGTAGAGTCGTGCCTTCGGCGCGGTTCTGTAAGGGCCTACGTATGACGGCCTAAACTTCATGCTTCGGCGCCGGCCCGTTAGCCCGGCAACATGATCGACGCATGGCGATCTGAAACACCCATGCTCCGGCGCGGCTCCGATATGACCGCTTCGCTCTGTTCCGCAGCGTCACCGCGGGCGTCCACCCTCCCACTGATCCAATTAAGGATTAGCCAAAATGGCTGAAACTCGCTTTGGCGTTAACGACGCCTTGGCGGTGAAGCTTTGGGCGCGGCGTCTTGAGTACGATATCGTCTATCGTACCGACATCTCCTCGCTCATCGGTTCGTCGCCGGATTCTATCATCCACCTCAAGACCGAAACCCAGAAGGAAAGCGGCGATCGTGTGCGGTTCCCGCTCATGAAGAAGCTGACGGGCGACGGTTTCACCGAGAACGAGATCGCAGAGGGCAACGGCGAAAGCCTTTCGCTCTACAGCGACGACATTCTCATCAACGAGCTGGGCCACGTGGTCGACATCCCGAATTCGGGCCGTGCGATCGACGCTCAGCGTGTTCCGATCCCCCTGCGTGAGGCGGCTCGTCGTGGTCTGCGCACCTGGAAGTCGGAGCGCATGTCCAAGGTGTTCTTCAACCACGTCTGCGGCTACACGCCAGAGACGCGCGCGAAGTTCAACGGCAACAACACCATCCTTGCGCCGACGCGTCAGGTCTGGGTCGACGAGACCGGCCCGGCCGTCAACAACGGCGACGAGGATCTGGTCGCGGCCGACACCTTCGATCTGCGATACGTCGATTATGCCCGCGAACTGGCGGAAACCGGCGACAGCCCGGTCAACCCCGTCAATGTCATGGGCAAGGACGGCGGCCAGGACATCAGCGGCGGCAAGTACGTCATGTACCTGCATCCGTATCAGGTGACCGACCTGCGCACAAACACGGATACCGGCCAGTGGCTGGACATCCAGAAGGCGGCGCTGTCCGGCGCATCCACGTCGAAGAATCCGATCTATACGGATGCCCTCGGCGAGTACAACAACGTCATCCTCAAGAAGGCAAATCACGTCACCAACGGCGTGAACTCTTCGACCGGGGCGGCGATCGCCACCGTTCGGCGCGCAGTGCTCCTTGGAGCGCAGTCGTGTGCGGTCGCTTTCGGCAAGGGCAATGGTCCTACGACCTACGCCTGGAACGAAGAGCTGATCGACCACAAGCGCCGGCTCGAAGTGTCCATCATGTGCATGTACGGCATGAAGAAGACGCAGTTCGATTCCGAAGACTTCGGCGTCGTCACTGTGTCCTCGTATGCCGCGGCGCACACCGGCTAAAGGAGGCCTGACACATGGCTACCAACACCGCCGGCAATTCGGCACGCTACTACAACAAGCAGATGGTCCACTATCTGCGAGCTGGCCTCGCCTTCGGCGACAACGGCACCGCAGTCACCGTGGGCATCATCCCGGCAGGCTCCGTCATTCTCAAGGCGGCGTCTGGCGTCCAGGTCACCACGGCGTTCAACGCCGGCACGGGCAATGTGCTCGATGTCGGCACGAGCGACAATGACGATCTGTTCGGCACCGATCTGGCTCTGGGAACGGCAACGTTCGTCCCCCTCGACGAGGCGATCGGCGGGTATCACGTCACTTCGGACACCACGATCACCGCGACCGTCGCCTTGACGGGCACCGCGGCGAGCGCTGGCGCTGCCGAAGTGCTCATCTGCTACATCCCCGACAACGATCGGTAATGGACATCGCTCTGATGTCTCTGTGGGAGGCGGGCTACAACCTGCCTCCTACCTCCCCACCCCAGCCTGAGCAGCCGAAACCAAAGGGTGTTTGCCGTCACTGCGGCAAGCGCGTCGGTCGCGGTCTGCATTTCCATGAGAAGGCGTGCGCCCGTGTCGACACTCGCAACGCTCAAGGCTGATATCGCCGACGATCTGGCCCGTAGCGATCTAACGAGCGCGATTGCGTCCGAGATCAGCCGCGCCATCAAATTCTACCAGCCGCAGCGGTTCTGGTTTAACGAAACGCGCGATCTGACGTTCGACACCGTGGCGGATCAGCCGCGCTACGCGGGGGCCGACGACGCCGACATTCCGCTGTTCTACGCGCTCGACGGAATGTTCGTTACGGACGGAACCAGCGAATACGAACTCGACACCGTGGATGTGCGCGCATTCGAGGTCTTGAGCGGTTCCAGCTCAACCTCCTCGCGCCCATATGCCTATTGCCGGTTCAACGTTGGCTTTGGTCTCTATCCGACGCCGGACGCGGCCTACACCATTCGCCCGATGGGGCATTACAAGCTTGCGGGGCCAGCCTCTGACGACGAGGCCAACAATGCCTGGATGGTGGAGGCATATGACCTCATCCGCCGCCGTGCGCTCCACAAAGTGGTCACGTCCAAGCGTGTTCTGGAGGCAATCGAGGTCGTGCCATTCCTCAGAGGCGAGGAGCAGGAGGAGTTCAACCGGCTGAAGGACGAGACCTCGCGCCGCACAGGGATCGGCTTCATTATGCCGAGCCAGTTTTGATGATCCCCTTCGGCCAGTTTGAGCCGGCGCGGTCGCAGTTCAACACGAACGCGACCAACGTCGCGACCAATGTGCGCCCGGTGGCCGATGGCTGGGGGCCGATCAAGAACCTTGAGCCCTATTCCAACACGCTTGGCGAACAGGCTCTCGGCGGCGTCTTCGTGCGAACCGATACGGGCGAAGTATTCATCTTCATCGGCACTGCTGACGCGCTCTACAAGTTCAACTCGGGCACGCTCGATTTTGACGACGTGTCGCGCGCCTCGCCGGCCTATACGGGCGTTCCCGATGGCGATGCGTGGTGCTTCACGGTCTTCGGCAATACGCTGGTGGCGACCAATTACAACGACGAGCCGCAGGCGTTCGACATCAACAGCGGGACGCTCTTTGCGGATCTCGCCGGGTCTCCCCCGAAGGCGAAATATTGCTGGGTCGCGGGCGACTTCCTCACGCTGGGCTATCTCGATGGCCTGCCTTCGCAAATCGCATGGTCGGGCTTGAACGACGCCGAATGGTGGACCTATGGCGAGCGCGGCAGCGACTTCCAGCAGTTCCCAGACGGCGGCGAGGTGCAGGGTGGGATTACCGAGGTCGGCGGCGCGATCGTGTTTCAGCGCAATGCGATCCGGTTTCAGCAGTTCACCGGCAGCACGTACATCTTCAGCTTCCAGGTGCTGAATGCGAACCGTGGAACGGTTGCCCCGCGCTCGGTCGTCTCGGTCGGCCCGCAGCAATACGCCTATCTTGCCGAGTCCGGCTTCTTCATGGGGCCAGGAACCGCTATCGGCGCGCAGACGATCGACGAATGGTTCCTTGGCGGCACAGAACTGGATCTCGACAAGATCGATCTGGTGCAGGGCGTGGCCGATCCATACGAGAAGATCATCTGGTGGCGGTATCAAAACATCAACGGCGATTATCGCCTGCTGGGCTACAACTGGCAGCTTGGCCGGTGGTGCTGGTCGACGCTGGCCGCGAACTTCCTGATCAGCGTTTTGACGCCCGGCGTTACATGGGACGGCCTCGACGCGCTTTACGCCAACATCGACGCGGTGGATGTGCCGTTTGACAGCCGGCTGTTTCGCGGCGGTCGTCCCAGCTTCGCGGGCTTCGATAGCGACAACAAGCTCGGCTATTTCACCGGCGAGAACCTGGAAGCGACAGTCGAGACTGCGGTTGTCCAGCAGGCGCCCGGTCGCCGATCCTTCGTCAACGGCTTCCGTGTGATGACGGACGCGCCGACGCTGACAGGTGCTGTGGCCCGTGGTGACTTCTACGGCGACCCACTGACGTGGAATGCCGCGGCATCGCGCAACACCACCGGCCTTGTTCCGGCACGCGCTGACGGGCGGCAACACCGCTTCCGCGTGACCATCCCGGCCGGGACCGTGTGGGACATCCTCCACGGCGTCGAGCCGCAGGTCCAGGCGACGGGGCTGCGATGACCGTCCTCATCAATCAGACTGGCGCATGTACGACGGTCCCACTGGCTCTCAGCAGCACGACGCCGACGACGCTCTACACGGCAACGCAATTTGACGCGGTGCTCGGGCTGCGGGTGACGAACACCCACAGCAGCGCGGTGGTGGTGACGGTTGAGCTTGTCCGCAGCGCTACGTCCTACGCGATCATCGACCAGTCGGTGGCGGCCAACACCTCGATCGAGGGGCCGGATTACCTGCCGATGAAAGAGGGCGACGTTCTCAAGGTGACGCTTGGCTCGGCCAACCCGGTCGACGTGGTGGCGATCATCATGCAGGGCGCGGGCCGCAACGGATGAGGCTCTTGCTCGTCAAGGACGTTGATGCCGTTTGGCCGGGCATCAATCGGTTTGCCGAAATGCTGGAGAAGGACTTCCCCGAATGGACGGCGGCCAGCTTGTTCCATGGCGCCCGATCTGGCGCATTGCAGCTCTGGGTGATCGCGGACGGGGAGGCGGCAAAAGCCGCGATCTTCGTGGAATACCGGTCTCGCGGGAATCATACCGGCGCCCGCGTGGCCGCCATGGCTGGCGAAGACATCCACGGCTGGAAGCACCTTTGGCCGGAATTCAAAAAAGCACTCGTGACTTTCGGCGCGTCCTCAATGGATTGCGTAGCCCGCAAGGGTTTCGGCGAGATTTTCACGGACTTCAAGGCCAAGCGATACCTGTTCGAAGTGGACCTCACTGATGCCTGACAACGACAACAAGACCCAGAGCGTGACCACGAGCAGCGCGAAGATTCCCGCGAACGTTCAGAGCGCCATGGATTCGTCTCTGGGCAAGGCACAGAGCCTGTTCAACAACAACCAGATTGCAACGCCGTATACCGGCTCGACGGTGGTCCCGTATTCCGAGAACACCATGGCCGGCATGTGGCGGTCTCTGAACACCGCAGATCAGGCTCGACCCGGCGTTCAGGCTACATTCGACCGAACAGCAGCCCTCGGCAATTCGGACGGCTTGAACGATGGGCAGCGGTCTGCTCTCGGGTCACTTTCGGGCATCATGTCCGGCGCCAATGGCACGTCGAACGCCGAAAGCAATCTCGGCTTTTGGGCCAATGGCGGCGCGCTCGACGGCAGCAAGAACCCGTACTTCTCGGCAGTCGTGGACCGTGCTTCCGAGGGCGCCCGCGACGCGGTGAACATGAACTTTGCTGGGGCAGGGCGCTATGGATCGGGCGCCAACCAGCAGATCCTCGCCCGCGAAGTCGGTGACCTGCAAAATCGCGCCTATGCCGGCCAGTATAACAACGAAGTCGCGAATATGTTCGGCGCAAACCAGCAGATGGACAGCCAGCGCCAGCAGGGCATTGCCAACCAGATGCAGGCGGCGGGCGATGTGTTCAACGGCTACCAGCAGGGCACGCAGAACGCCGCAGGTGCGCGCGCAGCCTTGCCGGGGGCCTATCAGGCGCTCCAGGGCCTGAACAACGCGCAGTTCTCGGTTGGCTCGGTGTGGGAAGACCTGAACGCCCGGCAGATGAATGACCAACTCCGCATCTGGCAGGAGCAGCAACAGCAGCCGATGACATCGGTGGAGTGGTTGAACGGCATCGCTGGCGGCAATGGGGCGCTCACTGGCGGCCAGACGCAGACCATCCAGGCGCCGAAGACCTCGCCGTTCATGGCGGGCCTTGGCGGTGCGGCTACGGGCTTCGGTGTTGGCGGCCCGATTGGCGCGGCCATTGGCGGCGGCGCCGGCCTTCTCGGCAGCTTGTTCTAGGAGAACCGCATGGGCATTCTCGACGGCCTTTTCGGCGGCGGCCAGCAGATGCGCGCACAGGCACCGGGGCAGGGCCTGCTTGGCGACTTCGGCGCTCGCATGACGCAGATGCAGCAGAACAACCCGGAGGCGTTCATTGCGCTCGGTGCGGGCTTGCTCAATGGCGACATGGCGCAGGGCGCTGCCGGCATGGGGCGGGCGGTGGGCGACTATCGGCAGCGCGAGGCGCAGGCCGGATTGCAGCGCGAAGGCTGGGATCGTCAGGACGCGCGCTTTGACAAGACCTTCGGGCTCCAGCAGGCGCGGTACAACAACCAGCTTGCGGCGCAAGGAACTGCCAAGGCCCAGCAGGCGCAGCAGATCAACCAGACGATCAAATGGGCGGAATCGACGGGCGACCCCGACGTGATCGGGCTTGCCGGCGCCGGCATGTTCGACGAGGCGTTCAAGGTGTGGAATGCGAAGAACAGCGCAGGGGCGGCGAACGATTACGGCCTGACACCGATGTATGGGACCGACGATCAGGGCAACATTGTTCCAATGCAGCTCGGCAAGAACGGTCAGGCGGTGCGAACAGCCATCCCCGAGGGCATCACGCCGGTCTCACCGTACTCGCTGAACGCGGACAAGGCCCGAGGCACGGCAGTCGGCAAGGGCATGGGCGAGGCGCAGACCGAACTCGGCGGCACGCTACAGACGGCAGACCGGATGCTCGGCGTCATTGACGATGTTCTGAACGACCCGAACCGCGGCGCCGGCACAGGCGCATCGTCGATCTTCAACGTCATCCCGGCAACGGGCGGCTACGACTTCAACCA